TGACTGCTGCAACAATCATGGCGCAAAACAATGTTTGGTATCCATATGTTGAAATGGCAGAAGATCCTGCACTGAAGGGATTGCCGCCAGGATTGCGTATGAATGGTATTATAAATCACGGTGGAACGACAAAGAAGAATTTCGAAGCATACTCTCTCGCCGCTTCAATCGTCGGAAAATGCCACTTCTGCGTCAAGGCTCACTATGACACTCTCAAGAAAGAGGGTATGTCAGTGGAGCAACTCCGCGATGTTGGTCGAATTGCAGCAGTCATTAATTCAGTAGCAAAGGTTCTCAGTAACTAAATATATGTTGGAATTTATTGTTTTAATAGGTGTTGTTTGTATAGGCATCTATTTGTATATAATAATTAAAGACATGTTTGAGGACTGAACATATGAACTTCAATTATCCTGACAAAATTAAATGCGGCTGCGGTCGTAGTCCAACACGATTTTGCACTGGACTTCATAAGATGACCAATGAAGAATATCAACAGTACTTAAAAGAACAACTTCTTAAAGAGCAATCAGAGAATAAACCACAGTTATTAAACGAGTGATATGAAATTAGTTAAATATCCTGCTGGTGATGGTAAGTTTATTTGGTTTTGGTTAGACTCTAAAGACCAAATATGCAGTCCAAATTTTTCTACTGAAGAAGAAGCAAAAAATTGGTACCATGCAATTTCTTAACGAGGCTGATTATGGCAATTTTTAAAGATAAAGAAGAGTATTTGAATTGGAGCAATCAAGTTGTTTCAAAGATATATCTTCTCGGGATTAAGCAAAATAATCAACAGTTTATCATAGAATCTCTAAATGAGATTGCAGCAAAATTGAGTCCAATGGAAAACGGGGAAAAACTTCTAGAAACAGAAGAATAATGGTTGTAAACTGACGACTAAAGGTGTCTTGGACGTGGGTGCGAATCCCACCATCTCCACCAAATTTATGGTGTCAATGTATTAAAGCCGATACAGGAAGTTGAGATTAACAACTTCTGACGCCATCTTCGGGGATGAATAGATTCGACAGGGCAAGTAATAAACCGACGGCAACCAGTGAGGCGACTGACTTAATCAGCGCAAATCAAGTAAACGCAAACGATGATGTTTACGAAATGGCTCTCGCTGCTTAATTGTAGCATGAGATTACCAGAGTTGACTGCTTGGTAACAGAAAAGTCAAGAGGGTGGGGTAACACCCACCCTCTCTTTTGGAGGAAATATGATTGTTATTGCTACACATGATCGGTTAGATTTTTTGGCTATGATGGTTCGCCGTCTATGTGAAATCGATCTAAATGGTCATGATGTTTTGTTAGTGGATACGAACTCTCAATCAGCAGAGTATCGTAATGTTTGTAATGTTATTGCGCCGTGGTTTTTGAATCACTATACAAACTTTCGGTTTGATCGTAAGGGGTATACCTGTTGGGATACTGGCGCATATGTTCATGGTTATCGTAATTATAAAGCAGAGAAGTATATCTTTCTGCAGGATTCTTTATACATTACGAATCCAAAGTTTATAGTTGAGATGGATAAAATGTTGGATGAGGTTGATGTCGTTCCGATTTTCAACTTCACCTATGGATATGATAATGACCAACAAAAAAGTTGGTGTGAGGAAGGTATGCCTGTAACAAGTTTGCCTTCAGAGGGTTTTTTCGGTCCTATTTTTGGTGCTAGGAAAACTGCGTTGGATAAAATTCCAGCAGAATGGTTTCGTGAGCCTAACACCAAGAATCAGGGTTGCGCTATGGAGAGACGATGGTCTCTAATGTTTCATTTGATCGGCGCAACCAAAAAGAGTTTAGTGCATGTTGCTCCTGAGAGATGGTATGATTTTTGGGGTGGCAAGCATGAAGACTATAGAAAACAGATTCAAAAGATCTGGGTTCATAGACCGTAGCGGATATCCTTCCGCATAACTGCAATAATGGAGGAAACAACATGAATGCAGTCGATATGTTACATAAAGTAGAAGCGTACTTCGATCGAAACCATAATTTTTTCATGCTCTGGGGCAGTTTATTTGCTGCCGTGTTCTTTGGGTTGTATGTTCCTTATAGCATGCAGCATCGAACAATGCAAAAACTAGAGCATCAAATACAAACGAATGTTTTGCTCGAGTCTCAGATTCAAGAAATGAACAATCGCATGGAATTTCTTAATCTCTCATACGAAAAGAAACAGAAGGTAATGCGAGAGGTTGAATGTCTCGCTCGCAACATCTACTTCGAAGCAGGTGGTGAGCCTCGTGCTGGCAAGATTGCTGTTGCCGAAGTGACCATGAACAGAGTCAAGAGTCGGCAGTTCCCAAGAACAGTTTGTGGTGTTGTCCACCAAAAGACAAAAGGAACCTGCCAGTTCTCTTGGGTGTGCGAGGGTAAGAAGTCTATTCGGAATCAAGGCGCATGGCGCGAGTCACTTAAGATTGCCGAAAATATATTGATTTCCAAGCAACAGTACGGTATAATAGGAAACGCAATGTATTTCCATGCAGACTATGTTGATCCAGCGTGGGCTGAGCGAAAAAAGTTGATTGCTCAAATCGGTCGCCATATATTTTATCGATGAGGTTTTATGCGTATCATTGAAGATGTGAAACTTGATTATAAAGATGTTTTGATTATTCCTAAAAGATCTAATCTTTCATCAAGAAGCCAAGTTAAGTTAGAAAGATTATTTACATTTAGAAGTGGCAATTCTTGGTTTGGTGTTCCTATTATCGCTGCAAACATGGACGGTGTTGGGACTTTTGAGATGGATCAAGAAATCAATAAGCATCGATGCATGACCGCTCTGACTAAACACTTCAATGATGTCAAATTGATTGAACACTTCACGAAAAAACTTGACAGTTCTGTATATTCAATGGGTATTAGCAGTAACGATCTTCAGAAATTCGACAATGTTTACAGCGTTATTGGTAATAAGATGATGCGAGTTTGTATTGATGTTGCGAATGGATACACGCAAAGTTTTGTGGACTTTATCAAAAATTTTCGTGAACGATATCCGTATGTAGTTTTGATGGCAGGTAATGTTGTCACACCAGAGATGACCGAGGAATTAATTCTCGCGGGTGTTGACATTGTGAAAGTTGGTATTGGTCCTGGCTCTGTCTGTACAACACGGAAGAAAACAGGCATCGGCTACCCGCAGTTGAGTGCAGTTATTGAGTGTGCGGATGCTGCTCATGGTCTCAAGGGTCATATTATAGCGGACGGAGGGTGTTCCGTTCCTGGAGACGTTGTGAAAGCATTTGCTGCGGGAGCCGATTTTGTGATGCTTGGTGGTATGTTGGCTGGTCATAAAGAAGGCGGTGCAAGTGCTTTCGGCGACAATAAATTCTATGGTATGAGTAGCGATACAGCCATGGATTTACACAATGGTGGTGTGGCTAACTATCGTGCCAGTGAAGGTAAGACAGTTGAGATTCCATATCGTGGTGAGGTGAGCAGAACACTGAAGGATATTCTTGGTGGTCTGCGGTCAGCATGTACTTATGTTGGAGCAGGTGAATTGAAGGAACTGAGTAAGCGAACTACTTTTGTTCGTGTGACTCAGCAGTTGAACAATTCCTTGAGTGCGTATGAGATCTAATATGGCAAGTCGAGAAGAAAAAAATCGGTTTTCCATGATGATTATGGAAATAGCAATCGCTGAAAACATTGATCATATGGACGCAATAACAACTTACTGCGAAAAGAACAATTTCGAAATTGAAGTTGCAGCAACCTTGATTAATGATTCTCTTAAGAGTGTAATTCAAGGTGAAGCAATGGAACTCAGATATTTGCCGCGAGGAAGCAAACTACCGCTATGAGTTGGCAAGTTTTAATCTGGAACATGTTCATATGGACATTTGTTGGTGCATTTGTATTTTTTAAAGATGCATCAATGTGGTGGTTACTGCTCGCTGCCTTCTTTACAACGACGCAAAGAGCAGCAGAATTATACAAAAAAGCTGAAGAAGAAGATCAATATGAACTTGATCCTGATACTAGAAAAAAATTAATGAATATTGTTGAAACCGCAGAAAGAAAAATGGGTAAGTTGTGAACGGATACGATTTGTACAGTTTATACCAAGCCATCAAATTACATTTTACTTCTGAGACATACAATTTTTTTCAGTATGATGGTAAGACTCGCGTCTCAATAGATGCATTTCAAAAGAGAAGAGACAAATTTTTGTTTCATCGCCTAGCAAGGAAGTATCGTGATGAAGAAATGGTTCCATTTTTGGTTTCTAATTTTGTTGACCGTGACGATAATTGGACCAAGTCACTGCTTGAAGACGAGGCTGAAGAAACTTATCGGGATTGGAAACGACGAACGGATTCGATGAGCAAGGTTTACGAAGAAGATCTTGTTCGTATCTGCCCTGAGCCAAAAGAATTTAACAAATTATTTGAAGTTGAAGATGGTCAGCATCCAAAGTTGCTTGGTTTGTACATGCAAAAAGATGTTACGCTAGAGACTCTTGTGATTCTCAACAACATCTTCAACTTTATCAAGATTTGGGACAAGAAAATTTCTGATGATATTATCTATCCTAAGATTTCAAGAAAGGTGCGCAAGTATGGTGCTTTTCTTGCAGTGAATGTCGATAAGTACAAACTCTTGACGAAAAAGGTTTTACTTGGAGACGAAAATACTATATAATAATATGGTAATGCAAAAAGTGGATAAGTCGATATACAATTTATACAACGCTATACGGAGAAATACATATGAGTCTATCTAATCTAAAGAATAAGGGTTCATCCCTTGACAAATTGAAGAAGGCAGTTGAAGCATCTTCAGCAGGTAATGGTGGTGGCAAGAACGTTGATGATCGTTTTTGGCAACCAGAAGTTGATGCCGCTGGCAACGGATATGCAGTTATCCGATTCCTCGACACTCCAGCAGTCGACGGTGAAGATGGTCTTCCTTGGGTTCAAATCTGGTCTCACGGATTCCAAGGTCCAGGTGGTTGGTACATTGAGAACTCTCTCACAACTCTTGGCAAAACTGACCCTGTTTCTGAATACAACACAGTTCTTTGGAATTCTGGCGTTGAAGCCAACAAGGAAATTGCTCGTAAGCAGAAGCGCAAGTTGACTTACATCGCAAACATTCTTGTGATCTCTGACCCAAAGCGACCACAAAATGAAGGTAAGGTTTTCCTCTATAAGTTCGGCAAGAAAATCTTTGATAAGGTCAAGGAAAAACTCGAGCCGCAGTTTGAAGATGAGAAGCCATTGAATCCTTTTGATTTTTGGAAGGGTGCAAACTTCAAGGTTAAGATTCGCAATGTTGAAGGCTATCGTAACTACGATAAGTCTGAGTTTGATACACCTGCTGCTTTGTTTGAGAGTGATGATGCAAAGATCGAGAAGATCTGGAAGTCTGCCCACTCACTCAAGGATTTTTTGAAGCCTGAAAACTTCAAGTCCTATGATGAACTCAAGACGAAGTTGGATAAGGTTCTTGGTGCTGGTGGCGTCTCTGGCGCAACAGCAAGGCGTGTTGATGATGAGGAAGCATCTGCTCCCGTCATTCGCTCTGCTCCAGCCAAGAAGGTCACTGCTGAAGATGTTAGTGTCGACGACGACATGGCATTCTTCGAGAAGTTGGCTGCAGAATAATCTGAGTTAGAAAACCATAGATGTTTTCGGGGGAGCTGATGCTCCCCTTTTTTTATGCAAAAAAGTTAGGATCCTTGACTTTAAAGTCGGATATGCCTTTACGCTCTGCTGCTGATGCTTTGTTGTTCACTTTAGCAATTTCAACATCATGCTGTGCAACTTTTTGACCTAACGCCTTTAGAGTATTCATCGCAGCCAATCCATGAGCATAGGCTTCATCACTTCTTCGTTCTAAATCATTCATGTTTTCTTCATTTACATTTGCAACCATTCTATCAACATCTTCCTGACTTGTTCCAGGAACTTCAACTTTTGGTGCAGTTGTTGATGCAATTGGTGATGGAGTTTCTTCTTCTATTGACAATGTTTTTGCTAAATCTTCTTTAGTAATAACACCATCTTCATTCACATCCAATGCAGCATTTTTGTCATAATAGATTTCGCCTTTTCTAGCCAATACATCCTGATCAGCTCTTGATGGTAGAAATGTTTTTGCGCGTAATTCCCCAGCATTAGACCCTTTAGCATTTACTAAAGCAAGAAATTTATCAACGTACTCCATCTGCTCAACTCGTGACATATTCATTAAAGCATCTGTAGTAGTCCCCAATGTCATTGCTGTCTCAGGAATAAACTGAATCAATCCAGTGGCGTATCCTGCAGGAACTTTTACTTTTTTACCGTTTATGATGGCTTCTGTTTCTTTAAATGGATGTGTTTTATTTTGTGCCTTTGGGTTTAATCCACTTTCTTTGTACATAAGTGCTAACAAGTCGTCGACCTTTAACTGATATTTCTCAGCAACTTCTGTAACTTTTTGCATAAATTCTGCATTATCCGAACCCTCTAGAGCTCTGTTTAAATCTTTTCTTTTAATTCCTACTCCAGCACCCGCTTGACCATTTTCTGATTCTGCTTTAGGTGCTTTAAATGTTTCTACTTTTTTAGCAATTTCTTCTTTTTTAATTTCTTCTTCCCAGTTGGGGAGAAGTTCAACTAATCCATCTTTGTCAGCATCTGTCCATAAAGTTGGAAATTCTTTTACTGCATTTATATCAACATACTTACCATCTTCTGTTGATGCATAAGTAATTTTATCAGCAGTAGCCATACCTGCATCAACATGCTCTTGAAGAACTATTCCGTTTTTTTGTAATAATTCTAATCGTGATTTTTTTATGTCTGCTAATTCAGTTTTAAGTTTTTCTTTCTTTTTTTCATCAGTTTCTTTATCAATGAGTTTTTGCAACTCATCTCTCTTTTTACTCATAGCAGTATCTTCAGATAATGCTTCTTTTGAGCCTTTAATTTTTGCTTTACCATCAACCATGTATGGTGTTCCGGCACCAAGATTTTTTATTTTTTCAACTAATTCATTTAGTTTTTCTGGATCTAACTTTTCTAAATCCTTTATTTTTTCGCCAAGGGATTTGAGTGAATCCGTAAATGCCGCACCACCACTCATAGAAGCATACATTAAAAATGTACTAAACAACATTGTTTTTGTTGGGGCAACTGGAAGAGCTCTAAGAGCTGTGGCATCCAATTTACGCATGTAATCCGCACGGCGAGCAAATGCTAATTTAGGTTGTTCTCTTGGACCAATTATGTTTGTTTGATTTCCACCATCGCTCGTTTTTAAAATTCTTTCATTTTGATCAGCGATCCTTTGCTGATTAGCATCTAATAATCTAATTTGTTGGTTTATGCGATTTAATTGTGCGCGAATGTTCCGACCGAAACTTGGCACTTGAGTTGCAGTACCACTCATCATTGCCGTAGTAATTCTTTGTGGTCTTCCTAATCCTATTTCATTTTGCACTGCTTTAATTACACTTTGATTTCTGTTGTTATTTTGCGCAACCGCACGAAGTTGTCTGCTGAGTTCCTTAACAGTTCTTTCAGTGTATTGTTTAAATCCCTTTTGTTCTCTGCCGAGTTGATTCAGGTCACCAGTATTTTGCTGCACAGCCTTTCCAATTTTTTGATCATTTTCTGATGCTCTAGATTGGTTTGGTTGATAAGAGCTGCCGCGCATTCTACCAGAACCTTGTAAAAGTCTGGCTAACTTTAACAATGAATCCCTCGCTCTCATAATATCATATGAAAGCGATTCGCCAGTAGCGTTTTTACCACGTGGCTGAATAGTTTGTAATTGACTTATGATTGTAGTTAGACTCATTTGTTACCTTTTCTTAAGACGCCGCATTTTTTGCTCAGCCTCTTCTCGTTTTCGCTTAAACTTTTCTTCTTCTTCCTTCACCCATGAGTTTACTAAACCAATATAAAGATCCCGTTCCCAAGGAATCATACCTTCCAACTCTGTTAGCGTATACTTGTATTGATGCACTAACGTGAACATATTGTTATAGTAACTTTTCAAACTCATATGACGAAGGGTTAGAGAAAAAAATCGCGCAAACCCTCCATTTTCAAGTTATGTGTAAACTTACACTTTTCGCAAGTTGCCTTTGCATTATATTGAATAGTTGGCAATTTCTCAAAGAAAGTCACAATTTTGTCAAACTGGTCTTGAGTCAACGATTCAAGAAACTCAAACAATTCTTCCTTTGTAAACTCATCAACAGTCACCACGCTGTTCTTGTCATAAATCATTTTAGTACATTTATAAATGAGTTCGAACAATTCTGCATTATCAAACACTTCAACCAGTCCACGAATAGATTGAAATGTATCTATATTTGGATACCGCAACTCAATACCAATCGTTTTACTTAACGGAATTCTGGTTGGAAGGTCATTGATAGGTGGTTTAATATCCAGCAGACTTACTGGAACTTTCATAGCATGTCCGCAAACCACGCTCTCTATCGTGCCATCTTCCTTTTGCACAGAATTAGTTACATTCTTACAGATAAAGAAACTATCTACTACTTCCCCAACAGACCTAGCTCTCATATTTAAGAACAAGTATTCTATGTCGAAGATAGGCAACTCATCAACATTTAACTCAGTAATTAAGCAGTTGTTAATCACTTGTTTAATGGTCGACAAAATATTGTCTTCATCATTAGACTCCAGCCCCATAAGAAGAAGTTTTTCTTCTTTGACCAGAAAAGGTCTATACTTTACTGGATCTTTAACCGAAATCAACTTTAATTCATGAATAGGCAAATCAATTTTAGGCAATGGCATAATTACTCCTCATTAAGCAGGTATAGGTCCACCATCATCAAACGGATCAAGAGGATTAGGTCTACCTGGTACTGGAACTGGTGGATCCACGATGTCACCATCTTCCATT